TCTACATGTGTAGATGTGTGAATTATACAGTTAGATGATTAGTCTTTCAATAATCTATTTTATATCCTTCCATATTTGGGGGTCTTTAAGATTAAATAAGTCTATGGGCAATGTGTTACATATAGGGTTCGGGTCATCTATTTCACCCAGTGCGTGTGTACTCAGCCATAACGCAAACCCGTCTATAACCCAATTACCAAACTCGTTTTGCACTAGAAATTCATTCATGGTTAGCCTTTCTATTTGTCTCTTTCTCCAGCCACTCATAGAAGTGCGTGGGGGCACATGTCCCCTGTCAATATCAAAGCCAGGTCAATCAGCTCTCTGGGGACTTCCTTGCCCGCCCTCTGCCAGTCCAGCAGCAGATTTGCATCTGTCCTTGTCAAGCTCTTCAGTGAAGACTCGGATAAGATGGTCCAACTCTTCAATCCTGTAGTACTGGTTACTAGCACCTGTGAGTTTGTACGCATGTTTGAGCACTCTCTTTCTTTCCTTTAATATTTTTAAAACGTCCATATACACAACCTTTCATTTACCCACGCTTAACTAACCCGAGAGCTTACTCTTAGGTAGTTATCCACATGGTTATCCACAGGATAGATGCTCTCGTTTATCTAGTTTAAAGGGGGTCAGCCCTTCCAGAGTTTTCACTGCCCCGAACTTTTGGTAGGAGACACAAGCCCTGTTCAACACGTTTATCTGAGTCTGTCGCATCCACATTCTCAAGGGGTGGGTTATGCCCCCGTTTAACATTCTGTCGCTGAAAACAAAAAAGCCACTTAAAGAACCCCCCCTGTCGTGCCCCTGATAACAGGGAGGGAGAGTTTTCCAAGTGGCTTCAATATTCCGCACGACCAGAATTGAACGAATCATATCAAACATTTAAATTAAACTCAATTGAACTTGTTGATTTTTTATTTTATTTTGGAAATTTACAGCGTCTTTCCAATCGTTACTGTTGCCTTTTTCCCACCTGGCTGCAAAACTCCAAGCCATGCTATCGGCACTTTCCAAGTTGTCCCTGACCTCTTCCCAGGCTAATGCAGTGGTTTTCACTCCAAACCCATGCAACCTTAAATCAGGTCTAATACTTTTAATAGCCTTTAAAACCTGGACTATGCTGCTGGGGCTTGAGTTACGTTTACAAACACTACCTACTCCCACGTAAGACCCTGCACCAAGCCTTTCACCGTACTGCTTGATGTGGTCAATATAACTTTGGGGGCTATATCCTTGCAAAACAGGCATGATATAAACCCCAGTTTCTTCAGCTACTAGGGCATCGTATCTTTCAATGGTTAACCTTTGATGGTCTTCAATTGTCAAACCTGTCTTTTTTAACATGATGTCCTCGCACATGTAATCTTGGGACACTGCTGCCACCAGGTTACCGTTATTTTTCCAGCGTCTTATTTGGTCAGCGTAAGCCTTAACTGGCTCTGGATAATATCCATACTTTGCAATTGTGGTAAATGCACCTGAGTCCATAATCCAATCACCTACAGGAAAACCTGATTTACGATTTTTTATGACATTGACAGACACAAAGGCTCTTTCCACCTTGTCGGCTTTAGAGGGCATGTGCATACCTACGTAAAATTTCATTTAGGTTTGTCAAGGGGGCATTTTATGCAGGGGGCTTTTTTAGCCTGGCACACCCCCAGCACCTCACAACGGGTCTTCACCCATCTAGTCACTGGGGGCTTTTTTAATTGGGGGCTAGACATAAGCCAACCAATAAAAGGCAACAAAAGACATAAAAAGGATAGTAACCCACTGGAAAACAAAAAGGGCTACTAAACCCATATCAAGGGGCGTGTGCACATGCGTGGGGTCTGATAGGTGCATGTCACCTTGTCCCTTAAAGGCATCCCAGAGGGTTCTATGGTAACGCTGATGTGTCCAATTATGGTCTTTAGGGGCTTGTAATTTAATCATGGGTTTCAATCCTTACTAAAATATCGGTTATTGTGGATTCGAGCTTGTTAGCATCGAAATAATCGTCACTGTCCCCGTCTTGCAGCATATTAAGCATGTGCACCAGTACAGCGTACATGTTGGGGGCTTCCTCTAACATCTTGTTAAACTCTTTGGTATGTGGTTTTGGGGCTTGAAATATACTGTTTTTCATACGGTCACCTCTTGGACTGGTCTATCTGCGGACATCATGGGGCACATGGAAAAGCTGCCCCAAGGTTTAAAATGCTCTACATTTTCCCAAATACTAATGCGATAGGTTTTGACCTGGTTGTCCATCTTGTCAAATGATTTAAGGGTTTTAGCAGTACGTGAAATGATTTTGTAGTCAAGTACACAATCATGGTCACCAGGTGAGCGAGTTCGGTAGGTTTTCCCTGTTTCAAATTTAATCATGTTGTCACCTCTTCACTAATTACTTTTTGCACATAGTCAAGGTCATGTTCAATCATAGAGTCAACAGCTTTAGAAACAACAGTATAAAAGTCTGCCTGGGCTTTTAGTTGTCCACTGTTGCCATAGTTTAATTGTGCATGCCAACAATCATTATCAGCTTTCAAAATGGCTTCTAAGTCTTTATTTGTCAATCTTGCAAGATAAGCATGCAAAATACGTGTGTGGTCAATTTTGGTCATCATGGTAGGACTCCATTTAAGTTGATAAAGTGGTACAGCGTACCCAATAAGGGACTACATGAGTCCCCTATAAGTTAAACTGTTTCTAAACCCAAATGTTGCCTAATCACTTGTTTAATAGAATTGAGCACCTCTCTTTGGGTGTAGAAATAATAGACTTTTCTTATTGTTTCATCGTCACCTATAGCACTAGCCAAAATTGAACCATTGTGTTGTTTTTCAAAACAGATATAAAAACCCCTATAGTCTATGCTTTTCATGCTGTTACCCCTATTTCAAAATAATGATAAAAATCACCGTTTTTGTCAAACAAAGCTACTGGTTCAATAGCATCATCGATTAGGTTTTGAACCTCTTCATATATTGAACCATCAGGGTTTTCACTACCTAAATAAAAATTATTAGTAGGTAAATCTTCATAACGTATAAATGTTTTCATTGGTAGGACTCCAAGTTAAATTAAAAGAATGATACTTGAGTAAGTATCCTATAGAGCACTGTCACTGCTCTATAAGTAATTACTCTGTCACTGGCTCTACAGCTCTACCAGCCTTTAAGATTTTTTCAGCAGTGCCAAATATCCTTTGAGCTGTTTTATCGCCTATCTCGTTACCACTTAACCAGTGCTGTATATATCCTCTACTCTCATGTAATCCTGGTAATCCTAAAATACTGCAACAAATGTAAGCTACTGACTCAGCCTCTACTTCCCTTATATCCCTTGGTGTTGTTTCACTGTCTGACATGGTATGTTCAACAGTGTGACCAAGCACCACGTGAGCCAACTCATGAAAACGTGTTTTATGTGGTAGAGCTGCTATAGGATTAACTGCTATGTTTTTACCAGTAGCATACCCTTGACAGTTACCGTCAGGATTATTAAAAGTTATTTCAGTAATACCGAGAGCTGACAATGCTAGGTTTTTATCCCATGCTGGTGTTTTAACTTCATTTACAAATTCGTCACCCTCGGTCTGGCTGAGAGTAAACCAGTTAGCACGAACAGTGAACAGTTGAAACACTTCGCCAGTCTTTGCACCAGCATCATCTTTTTTATTGATTGTCACGGGCATACAAAGAGTTAGTGCTTTCTCGCCCTTTTTAACTTGCCTACCTAGTGTTTGCCACTTTTTGTATGTAGCGATAGGTGACAGCTCAATATCACGTGCCTGGCACTGAGACCATGCCCATAACTGGTTAGCAATTGAGTAGTTATGAAATACAGTGTAGGCACTTGAAATAATGCCTGGCTTGTTTACAGCATCACTTAGTAGTGCACTCCATGCAATAGTTTTATTTTCCATTTGGTAGGACTCCAATAGGGTTAATGAAATATGTTAATTGCTTAACATGTATGTATTATATGGGTATAACGTTATAAGTCAATAGCACGTTGACAATTATTTTCATATGAAAACCCTATGTAGAGAAAAGTATTAAGTGTGTATTTATAGAATACATGTATACTATATAAAAGAGAGAATGTATTTTTAGTGGTCACTGTATTTATATATTGTGCTTAGACCGTGCCAGGTCTACGGATAGACGGAGTGTATTTCACATCTCGCCCACTGTAAACATATTTAGGGGTTCGTGTGTGTGGCATGTCATGACGTATGAGAGCACTTTAGTGCACCAGGTATCACATCACATGTGGTAAGGGGGTTGGGCATGTGACGAAGCCATGCACGTAGTTCTAGAGCGCTTGGTTGCTGCTGTTGGGCATAGGGCATAGAAAGGTGTGCACTCCACATCTCGTCCCCCCCAAAAAGATTTATGTTTCTGGCAGCAGTTGCCATTTAGAGCTATACAAGGTTGTACTTGCATAGCTCTTTTTTTACCTGTACACTAGCGTTATAAGTAGAGGTGATATTATGATGACTGAATTAGTAGTAGAAGATAAAGTATCTTTACCTAAGCCGAGGGTGGTGTATGCGTATCCTTATGAGGATATGGGTGTGGGGGATAGTTTTGTAGTTCCTGTGGAGGCTAGGCAGAAGGTGTTGAATGCCAACTACAGGGCGACTAAGAGATTAGGGCTGAGGTTCACGAGTAGGACTGAGGGAGATGTTGTAAGAGTTTGGAGGGTGTCATGAAGTTTGAGTTAGAAGGTACGCACAAGACTTTAGCGGTGGATTTGTTAGACAAATACATGAGTTGGAGGTTGAAGGATATGTTGGAGGATGTTGAGAGTGTTCCTGAGTTACAGGATGTAGCCAGTTCTTGTAGGGTGTTATTGGGGTTTATGGGGGAAGGTATTGAGTAATTTGTTGTGGGAAGACGAGGATGAACTAAGGGAGCTGTGTCGGGCACTCTGGGTAAGGCTTTGTGTGACGCAAGCACAGACGGATGTATTGGTAGCGGAGGCTTGGGATTATGGATACAGACAAGGGTACGCAAGAGCAGTTATACAACTCTCGTATGAAACTAAAGAAGGAGATGCAACGTGCTATCTCTTGCATTAGACCAGCAGCCAAACGGAAGTTAGTTGCCGAGTGGAAAGAGGTCTACTCTGAGTTGTTTTACAAAGAGTTATTGGCGTGTGCTAAAAACAAGCCTGTGAAGTTTGACATAGCCAACTGGACAGATGAAAGAATGGGTAAACCCTGATGAACTTTAATTTAAAGAACTTCTACAAGTTCTGTGCTGAACTCAGTATTGAGACCAAGGAGGAGGGCTTAAAGAAGATGGGTACTCTTCTGGGGACTCAGACGTATGTCATGGAAGAGATGAAGAAAGGCTTAGAAGAAGATGTCCATTTCTTTGTTATTCTCAAAGGGCGTCAGTTGGGTATTACTACTGTTAGCCTTGCCCTTGATTTGTACTGGCAATTTACTCACCCAGGGTGGCAAGGCACTCTTGTTGCCGATACTGAAGAAAACCGAGATATGTTCAGGTCAACACTGGCAATGTATATTGAAGGTTTACCCAAGGAGTACAAAGTTCCTGTCATTGCTCACAACCGCAATCAAATGGTCCTCAAGAACAGGTCACGTATCTTCTACCAGATTGCTGGTAACAAATCCCGTCTGGGACAGGGTAAAGCCATTACTTACCTTCACGGTACTGAGACGGCTTCTTGGGGGAATGAAGAAGGACTAGCGTCTTTGATTGCTTCTCTGGCTGAGAAGAACCCTGAGAGACTCTACATGTTTGAGAGCACGGCTCAGGGTTTCAACATGTTCCACGACATGTACAAGACTGCTAAGAGAGCCAAGACTCAGAGAGCTATCTTTTGTGGGTGGTGGCGTAACGAGTTCTATTCTGTCTCTGCCGACTCCAACATCTACAAGGTGTATTGGGATGGCAAGTTAACGGGTGAGGAGAAGGAGTGGGTCAGAGACATCAAGAAGATGTATGGGGTAGAGATTAACTCTAGGCAGATGGCGTGGTGGAGATGGAAGAATGCCGAGGGCATCAAGGACGAGAGTTTGATGTATCAGGAGTTTCCCCCTACTGAGGACTATGCTTTTGTGATGACGGGGACAAGTTTCTTCTCTAACTCCAGATGTACAGAGGCAGCTAAACTAAGTAAGAAGATTATCTATGATGGTTACCGTTACGTGTTCGGTCAGTTGTTCCAAGACACCGAAGTGCTCAAATCCACAGAACGACTGTCCACTCTTAAGGTATGGGAAGAACCCGTTGACACAGCCTACTATGTCATTGGAGCTGACCCTGCTTACGGAAGCTCAGACTGGGCAGACAGATTTTGTATTCAAGTGTTCAGATGCTATGCTGATGGTCTCGACCAAGTAGCAGAGTTTGCTACTAGCGAGATGAACACCTACCAGTTTGCTTGGGTCATTGCCCACTTAGGGGGTGCTTACAAGAACTCGACCCTGAACCTTGAGATTAACGGACCAGGTCAGGCGGTCATCAATGAACTAAAGAACCTTAAACGCATGGCTGCCAACACAGGCGGTGAACTAGGGCGTGGGCTAG